CTCTTTTTGAATTCCACGAAAGTGAGAAAATCAAATTGAAAGACAATTGAATTGGTCAAAACTACGTGTTTGAACGTTACGGTGTCACTTGTATTGAGATTATTAACTATAATCGATATGCATTGATTAAGTCACGCATTAGGAACGGTTTTACGTATTTCTTTTTATCAATAGTACGTCTTTGATCTAAATCAAAGGACATTAAATGATTTGTAACTTCTTCTCTAAGATCTAAAAACAATTTAGACATAGTAGAATAGTCATCAAAATATTTAGTGGCGTACTCCATGATCTTCTCTTGCCAATTCTCTATGTATTCTTCTATATCACCATCGATCATACGAACGGTGGCTGATTCTAGAGCGAAATACAATTGAATCGAAAAGTTAGGATCATGTTGTTTAATGAAAAGGAATGCGTCTTTATCGATACTCTTAAAAATGATATGTTCATTCTGAGCCTTATCAGACTCAGTAAAATCATAAATCATTTTATTCATATCACGCATAAAGGCCGAAACTAAATTGTTCAACACATCACTAACCACAATAACTTTACGTTTATCATAATTAGATAGATAAAAGTTATTATTTCCATCTAAGTCAGGAATGTAGTAAGGACTATAAGCCTTAACACACTCTTGAAATAAATTTACTATATTAAGCAACGTTTGTTGTACCGGTACAGAGCAATCCACTCTAGTATCCCCTAATTTCTTAGGATCAACTACAGACGCAACTGCTTGTTCGAACGTTATTTGTTTATTATGAACAAAGAAACTAAGAACATTCAATAAACTTGCATTAAACGTTATTTTCCATTTCTGGGAAATAGCTTTAATGTGTTTAATGTGTAATTCTGGTAATAATATATTATATATATCATTAACAGACTTTACAAGTCCTTTTCTCCCTAGCGAAATGATAGATGTTACTCTACCATTTAGCGAATCTTCAGATATAAATTGCTTCCATGATAATCCTGATACATCAACTCCATCGTAACATGTTCGTTTTGCGAACTCTGCTACTCCGAGAGTATGAGATATCATTGATTTTGACGGATTAGTTTGTACCTTTAATAGATCCATAATTTCGATATATTTTTCATAAATTAATGTATCGAAAATTACTAGGTCGTCTCCTAAAATTTCATAATCTTCAAACCAACGTCTAGTTCCATAAACTCTAAAAGCACAAGCTTGAAGAATTAAATGGTGCGTTACCGCTAACATTGCCCATGAAGATAAACAACCCATAGGTTGTCCACACCCATATTTAACATATGGTATAGTATTAGAATTAATATATCCGTTATCTTTTCTTATTACAAAATTTCGTAAAGTTAAAAGATTTTTCCAGTGTGTACCAATAGATTTACCAAACAGTGAATTAAGGATTCCTTCTTGTAATAAAACAGGAAGTCTATCTGTCGCTGCTGATAAATCTACACTATAAGCTCTATTAAATAATTTAGCTTTTTGTGTTACACGAGCAAAAGATGAATCTTGATCAAAAGTACCATCATTAGGTAATCTTTGTAAAAACTTGAAAAGCACTTTATGCAGAGGACTTAAAAGACTTTGAGTCCAGAGATCCATGATAGCAATAACTCTAACTTTACCAGCAGCTTCCTTTAAAAAGGATAACTGTGCGGTAGCTAGGTCGTTGTAATCAAGACCTTCTGTATCATAGACTTTTCTTCCTCTATGTATAAATGCCAATTCAGTTTTTACTGATTTAAGATTAAATGCTGAAGTAATACTTTTAAAGGGTTCATTTCTAAATTTGGTAATCCAATCATTTCCTTTTAGTATTGAAAATGCTTTATGCGCAAGCTTTCCGAAGGTACCCGGATTAAGGGTACTGGACGTAGCAAGTGCATATTTATTAAAAGCATCTAGCACTTCTGGCTCATTTAAGAGACTAAGTGCATCTACTAAAATTCCATGAAAGGCAATACCACAATTTGGTCCTGAACTTCTTGTAAGAATTAACTTCTCAGCTTTTAATGCCCTGATGTTAACACCTTTGTAAGGTTCAAATCTAGCTCTAACTTGAAAAATTATTATCTCAGAAATTTCAGTGATAAGTTTTCGAATCTCGGATCGTGAACCTTCAAACTGATCGGTTATTGTTTCTAACTTAACTTTACCGGGTGCATCAAGCACTCTGTAAAGTGAAAGTATAGATAACCATAAACGAATAGTTTTAGAGTCACCCTTACGTATTAAACTACGATCTATACTACCTATGAAAGTAGGTAAACCGCATGTTAATCTTGGTAAAGGTAAATCTGGTTCTAAAGACCGTAAGGACTTTAAGTTCTTACCACTTATCTTTTGCTGAATAGCAATATGACAAGCTTTAAGCCATTTTACTGTGTAAAGGGCACCATGGTGATTGTGAGTATTGATTAATAATGATATAAAGTTATTAAAAGATCTCAATCTTCGTGACACGTTCTGTTTTCTTGAAGCTAAACGGATTATTAATCTGCTGAACTTCTTGATAACAGCTAGTAATCTTTTAGGATTACTAAGCGAAAACACTGTTTCTTTCTTAACCAGCCCTTTTGGAGCTCTCAATTTAGATTTAATGAATTTTGAAAATTTATTAAGTGCTAACATTGTAGATTTTATGGTGCCATATTTATGGTACATAAAAAGGCTACTAGCACGTCACCATATAAGAGAGCTTTCGCTTCCATTGGATGGATTTATCTAGATGGCTAGAAAATAGTCAAAAATTCAAATTCTCCTTTAAGCGATGTATATCATTTATCCTACATCACCCTAACAGGTGGTAAGCCCGTAATTTGTAATTAAT